GGTAAACTAAGTTCAGCCAGCTTGATTCCAAGTATTTTTGTTAATTTTGTGATGATTTGTTTGGCTGTTGTACCATTCTTAAAAGTGATTTGCATTGTTTGTTTTCGGTACTTTGCTACTTTAACAGTTCTGCCTTTAATTCGTTTCTTCACATAATATTTTTTTGCAGGATCCGCTACATCAGGAGTCACTTTTATTCCACTGTAGTCTGTACCTTCTTTAAAAGTAATAGTCGTGATTTTATCTGGACCATTATATTTTGTGACAATGGAAGTAATTTTTCCTGCACTTAAAACACCATAGTCACCTTTATATCCGGCCGTAACCGAAATATTTTGTCCTTTTTTAATTCGACTTATGGTAGTTTTAGTCAAATTGTAAATTTTTACTGTATTGATATTTGGCTTTTCATCATCATCAAAGTTAATCTCAAATTGGATTTCGAGATCATCATTGGAAAAATTTAAATACCCTCCCGACACTCCAATTGTCACTTTTATTACTCTGCCGTATAAAAGTGTACTAGTTGCCATTGTTATCACCATTTAAATTGTAATTGTAATCGTTAGGGTCAGGTTCATCTTCGTCTTGTATATCATCAATATATAAAAAGACAGTAACACCAAAATTTTCATAGGTGATACGGTCTTCTCTACCTGCCTCATCCATCGGCACGAGTGTAGGGCCGGGCAAGCGTTCGTCAATTAAATCCTCAAAAAGAGGGCGATTCAACACCATCTTTTCACCAAGGACAATAACATTTCCCTCACTGTCCCATAAATCAACCGTAAAAAAGTCATTCGTCTGATTATAATTAATTCCCATGGTGAATTGCTCTTCTCCGATATCAATATCAAAGATAACCGGAACCTCTTCCTTGTCAAAATCGATATAATCCCGCTTAGCCATTTAATCACCTTCTTATTTAACCCGCAATTTTACACCAATTGGGATTCGACGATCGGGGTACTTGTTCCACTTTCTTAATGTCGCAATAGGAGTTCCATATTTTTTCCACAGTCCCCAGTATGTGTCTCCTTTTTTTACCTTGTGATAGACTTTCGTTGTTTTTTTTGTATTGGATTTACTTTTCTTTCCGCTTTTCTTTTTTGTTGTTTTCTTTTTGACATATGGACTTTTTGCTATCCGAATCTCTTGCAACTCTATTGTTATTCCCATGCCATTACCTATGGTGGAATCAAATGTTGGTTGCATGCTTGTGATGACCACATTTTTAGCAGTAGTTCTACCAACATAAGTGACGACTGTTCCTGCGTTTTGCTTTTTTTCTAACGCATTGTAAACTTTCATTGCTTCTGTATAGTTCTTTCCTAGTATCTTTCCAGTTATAGTAAAAGTTTTGGGCTGCCTTTGTACTGAGTCAGTAATTGGCAGCCCTTTTTCAGTCGGATAAGAGGTGACATTAACAGTGTTGGTAAAGGATTCTTGCATATTAGCAATGGTGTATCCTGCTAATTTCCCCATTAATATGCCACCCCCGAATCGATAATTGATATAAAATCCTTAAACACTTTTTCCATTGCATCATTAACAGCACGCTGTATTTTGGATTCATTTGTATCACTGTTATTGCCTTCGATTTTAATGTTGATAACAGGTGCAAAATTAATCGTGAAATTTCCTTTTTGTTTAAGTAATTCCTGAGTTTTTCTGTTGTTATGAATCTGACTTCCAAAAGGGAGATCGACGATTTCCGGTCCGTCTTCTCCCACAATTACTTGATCATGGTTCATTTTTCGACCGCCGTTTTTATATCCGACATATCCCTTACCACGAGCCATATTACGAAGTCCAGGGACATTCGCGATCGATCCGTACCGCGCATTCATGTAACGAATTGCAGCAACGGCATTGTGTACCGGGTTCCAAATGTCATTAAATCCAGGTAACTTGTATGCATTGAACGTCGGGTCGATTGTTTGGAACAGCCCTTTCGACGGCGTTCCCCGTTTTGCGTTGATATCCCAAAGATTTATTGCCTTTGGGTTAAAGCCAGATTCTTTTTTAGCAATCGTCATTAAAGCGTTTAGATAGCTTGCTGGTGTATTGGTAATAGCCATTGCTGCAAGAATCCATTTTCTTGCTTGTGCAGCTCCGGTCCCTGATACCGCCCCAATACCTGCAAAATCTCCAACTTTCTCTTTCAAGTAGTCAATTGCACTATTTTTTAAGTAATTAAGTGCACTTTTACCGATACCGCCGATATCTATTTGCAAAGTGTTTTTACTGAATAACTTTTTAACTGCTGAAGCAGGATTTGTGATAAACTCTAAAATTTCGTCTGTTATTTCACCAGCTGTACGTATAACACTGCTTGCAGTATTTTTCACTTTATTTACAACTGTGCTAGCTGCCTCTTTAATGGATCCACCAACTCCACTTGCGTAACCGGGCATACTGCCTTTCAATCCGCCAGATAGCATTTGCTTTGTTTGGGTGTGTGTCAGAACCCTTGTCCCCGGAGGGAGATCCACAATCTCAGCGCCATTTTGTCCGACAAGTGTCGCCCCTTTGTACGGGACATAAGCCAATTCTACGCCTTCCTCACCAACTACAGCTGGTCCACCTGGATGAAAATTCGTACCTTTAGCATAAGATTTAACGGATTTGGCCGATGCGGAACTGTATCCTGCTGGTTTCCACATCGGAATTCTTTTTTCTGATCCAAAAAATTCAAGTACTTTGTTAATTCCACTTGAAATAGCATTAACTACTTTAGCCAAGCCAATTTTGAAGGTATCCCATTTTGATAGAACTTGTCCTGTCTCCCAATCAACTTGATCAACATGCTCCTTAGCTTGCTTTTTGGCTTGCTCAACTACCTTTTTATGCATATCTTCAGCTTGTTTCACGGCCTCATCGCGAGTTTCTTTTGCCTTTTTGATAATTGCATCATACTGTTCTTTACTAATTGACTTATTATCGAGGTATTCCTGATTAGCTGCTTCTACAACTTCTTTGTATTTCTTCTTAGCCTCTTTAACAGCTCCGTCACGAGCCTTTTTAGACTGCTTCACAACATCAGCCGCTTGTTTCGCACTGATTTCACTTGATTCACTTTGCAACATTGTTAAGATTGTACGTTGCTCTTTTGCTGATTTAGAGACAGATTTAACAGCAAAAGTATTCATTTTATCCTGCAGTTTGTTGATCTCTTGTTGTTCTTCTTTTGTCAACGCACGCTTTTCCTTAGAAGCCTTTTCTAAAATTTTTTGTATTCTATCTTGTGCCTTTCGCACTTCATCCTGTTGCTTTTGATGGTTTGACTTCATGCTGTTTAAAATAGCGTTCTGTTCTTTTTGACTGAAACCGCTAGATTTTAAGAAGTTAGAGAGTGTTTTCTCGCTGTTTTCAAACTTTGTTTTAAAGTTTTCGTTAATAGTATCAGCCATTCGATCATACGTTTTAATTAAACTATCAGCAGTATCTTTAGACACAGCTGTTCCAGTCCAATTTAATCTATTCAACTGAACAATAGCATTATCAGATAGTTTTTTATAGCTGTTGTATGCCTCTGTAGTGGACTTAGAAACATCCTTACCGAACTTAATAACCGATGGCAAAGGTTCCTCGAATAGTCTTTTTACATTCCCAATGCTAACAATCATTCCTGCTATTGGATTAACAGGTGCAGCAGCTTTGATTCCTTTCATAATTGTTGGCCAATTATCTTGAACAGCCTTCCCAAACTTTTCCCCAAATGAAGATCCAGCATATGCACCTATCATTCCACCGATTGCCGTGCCAATTCCTGGAGCAATAGCCGATCCGATTGCAGCCCCTGCAGCACCACCAGCTAATGATCCGCCGAACCCACCTAAATCTTGACCAACAGTATCTTTCGACATGCCGATCAAAGATACTCCAGCAAGTGCAGTACCTACAATAGGAACAGCCTTTGATGCCTTACCACTAAACTGCATGCCCTCTTTTACTCGATTTCCTACTTTCGAAAAGAAACCGCCTTTAGTTGCTTCATCTGTTACAGCTGATCTAATTTTTTTGTTTTGAGCTTCTTTCATCAACTCAGAATAGCTTTTAGTCTTAGAAGTTGGCTGAATAGGCGAAATAGATTGAGAGGCAGCAATAGTTGCATTTGCTTTTTGAATCTTAGAAGCCATTACTAGCGCTTCATTACCTGTCTTGGCCATTTCAGTACGGTAATTACTAAAGAATACTTTAGCACCGCTCATGACTTCACGGACTGATTTAATTGCCTTGTGTACATTGTACAAAGCAAAAGATACGGGGATTATACCGCCTACAATTATGCTTCCCCATACAACCATAGACTTTGCAGAAGGGCTTAAATGGTTAAATCCTTCGACAAGATTTGTAATTACTTCAACGCCTTCTTTAACAGCTGGTTTTAATGTGTCCGATACACTAATTGCTGCGCTTTCAAAAGCACCTTTCATCTGTTCAACAGATCCGGCCAGGTTATCTGACATTGTATCTGCGGCTTTTTTGGAGGCACCATCTGATTCTTGAAGTGATTTAGTATATTTCCTTATTTTTTCCGGTCCAGCTTCCATCAGCGTTAGGAAACCTGAAGCAGCCTCAGTGCCCACCATCGCAGAAAGGTTCGCTAATTTTTGAGCTCTGGTTTGTCCTTCCAGCGATTGAGAAATATTTTGAATCAGATTGGCCAAGCCGACAAAATTTCCTTTCGAATCCTCTATCGTGATTCCTAGCTTTTGCATCATTTTCGATGTTTCTTCAGATGGTTTTAACAATTGAATGAGGCCGCCACGTAAAGTCGTTCCAGCAGTCTCTCCTTTAATTCCTGCATCACTCATTATTTCAATAGCTGCAGAGACTTCTTCAAGTTTCATTCCTAACGCATGGGCCGGGGCTGCAGCGTATTTAAACGCGTAACCCAAATCGTTGATGTCCGCAGCCGAATCATTTGCTGCCTGTGCCAACACATCAGCTACATGACTCGCTGCGCTAGCTTTAAGCCCAAATCCATTCAATGCAGCAGTCATAACTTCGGCAGTGCGTGCCATACTTTCTCCAGAAGCTTCACTTGCTGAAATGACACCAGGCATAGCTGCCATAATTTGTTTGACTGTAAATCCGGCCTTTGCAAGCTCCAATTGACCAGCAGCTACTTCAGAAGCAGATTTAGTAGTGCTTGCCCCAAGTTCAATTGCCTGATCACGCATTGCCCTAAATTGCTCCAAAGTAGCACCAGAAACGGCCTGTACCGCACTCATCTGCTTGTCAAATTCCATGCCAACTTTGATAGCCGCTGCACCTAAATCATACATTTGCTTAGTAAATGCACCGACACCAATTGTTGCCAACGCACCTTTTGCTAAATCGGCCGTAGAAGCGAAATCTTTTAAAGATTTACTAGAATCATCAACACTTCTTTTTTGTTCTCTGAAGCTATCTCCGGATCTTTTGGCACTGGAAGCTAGGCTACTATGTTCACGACTGGCACTTCTGGCACGATCGGCATTTTCTTTTAAAGAATCAGCGTTCTTTCTGATGGAACTGCTAGCATTGGCATATTTTCTACCAGCTTGTTCGATGGCTTTACCGCTTTGATTAGCACTTCTTTCAAGCTTGTCCGTTTCGTGGATAGAAGCATTAATCCTACGATTTGCATCATCAAGGGCTTTGGAGTTGACTTCAATATTGACCTTCATCGTTGTATTTCTAAGTGATTTAGCCATCTATCCGTCAACCCCCTTTCCCAAACAGTTTTATCTTCATTTTTGCAGCACTAATAGCCACACCAAGTTGTTCAGCCGTCATACGACCTACTTCCTCATGTGTGGCTATCCCTGCGATTACCGGCAACCAGTAATCAATATCTTCTTGTAATTTGCGATCATAAACTTCCTGTGGATCAAACTTACAATTGTCTACCAAGAAAGTTGTCGGCTAATGCCATCACCTCACGTAATCCATCGTGAGTCTCCCAGTATTCCCAATCCACTTTCGGATCAACAATGACATGTTCCATAATTTCTTCATAATAAGCAGAATCTACAACGTTGTTAAATCCATTTCGGCATCGATCAAGCATTTCAATCGTTGCCTTTACGCCCGGAAATTGAAAAGTATATTCCACACCAGCTACCGTATGTTTTTCTTGTTTACCAAATTTAGATTGTTTTACTTCTTCTTTTTGAACTTGTTTATTATTTTCGCTCACTTTCCATTCCTCCTAATTTCATTAGTAGTTGATAACATCAAAGTCTCCAACTTTGATCGTGTATTGACGTCCTTCCACTCCATCAGAAAAAGTAGCATCGGCTTGTTTTGTCACCATTGCTTTTGTGCCACCGCGTTTTTCACGAGTAGATGGATCATTCACCCAAATCGGGAACAATTCGCGAGATTTTGCTAGATTGTTAAAGAATTTACAAAATGGCGATGTTTGATTTAGCGTGATGGTGATGGTTCCCAATTTAGAGTTATTAACAGTCCATGTTGTCTCTCCTTGAGCATTGGATTCCACCGTGACATTATCATCGTCCTTATTTGCGGTGACGAACGTCCCTTTTTTAAATCCCGTTACGTTCATGTTTTTTGCAGTTACAGTTACTTTCGAAGCGTCATAAACTCCGTCTGCCATCATAGATTCCTCCTTTTAATCAAAAATCAAAATAAGAAAGCGAGCTTGTAAGCCCGCCAGTTTGATTATTTTAGTAATTTACAACTGTCCCTTTTACCTTCATTTCGTGGAAGGCTCCTTCTGGATAATATTCAAAGCTCAGCCCACTATAAATACGTTTTTCCCTATCTTCTGCAGGAATCTCATTCATCGTTTTTGAAAAGACTGTAAATTCGGCATTTCCATTTTCATCTTTATCAATAATCCCATTTTGTGCAGCAACAGACAAAACTGTTGTTACGACAGAAACTGCCATTGCAATACCTGTGTCATTGCTTGGAACTTTATCATTATCGCTCAACATTTGCTGCAAGCCGCTTTCAATATTAGCTTTCACCCAATCTTGACCGTGAATGAAATCAATATATGAACCGCTTGCTGTTAATCCTTCAGAAGTCTGAGGAGTTCCCGCCTTCAAAACGTAAGCATTGGCTCCAGAAGAATGTAATGATTTTAGCTCACCAGCAGAAATATCAATTGGTGTAACGCCGCTTAAATTCTTGCGGAACTTCCATGTGATTGATCCAACTGTTAGTGATGCAGCATCACCGACAATAGCAGCATCAATTTCTTCATCTGGTTTGCCAGGATGATAGTAGAGAATGGTTCTAGAATTTAATTTGTATTGATCTATCTCTGCTTTGTCTTCAATTTTTAATACTAAAAACTTGAATTTCCGTGCTTGTAAAGCATTAGATACTGCCAATCTTTCGGATGTAATTGCATCTGGCAAGAGTAAAAAGTGCCATGATCTATCAAAATATTTTTCTAATGCTTGTACGATTGTTAACCCAGTTCCAGGCTCTCCTCCACCTGAAGCGCTATAAGTTGCTACAGCTACAATATCTGGTCTATTAGTTTGAGCGAAAACAGCTGCAGCCTTTTTGTATACGCTTGTACTTTCGGGAAAATCTTGTTTCAACGTATCCAACTCACTGTATTCTTTATAAATTGATTCAGTTTCAGTTGATGCTGCTAAGATCAATGGGCGTCCTAAACCAATCTTAGGCGCTGGATTCTGAACATCAATAGTCACTTGAACGTCTTGAATCGCCATTAGTTTGTACCTCCTATTTTAAATTCTTCAATCGGCTCTACATCATCTACATAGGTATCACGAACACGCAACTGAACATCAAAACCAGCCATGCGCTCGTAATCGATCGAAATAAAGTTGTCTCGACTCGTAAAATCGGATGTTGAAACAACCACTATTCCTTTGTCGCTCAATGCTTTACGGCCTTTTGAGGATTTTAAATAAGACTCTGTTTTTTTGGCCAAATTTAAAACGCCTACTGAACTAGTTCCATGCCAAGTTAATGACACAACCAATTCAAATAAGGCGCCTTCATAATCTCTTTCAATGCCAATCTTTGGAGAAGTGATGGTATAGCTGCAATACGGATAAGGAGGTGGTTCTCCTGCACTATTGCCAGCTATTAAGGGATATCCTGTTCCGTCTTTAACTGCTTTAATCAAAGCGCTTGTGACGGTGGTGTAATCAAAATCATTGGTCAAATGCACTCACCCACTTTAATTCATACAGATTAAATCCTGCATATGCTTTATACGGCAATTCTCGTTCAACCGAATACTTATGACCATCGCTAATGACAATACTTTTAATTGGAATGTCCATAGAAATAACAAGCTGTCTGTCAGCAGATGAGAGACGGCCGCCGCTTTGATAAATCTCATTCGAAGAAAATGGAATGACAACGGCATTAGTACTAATAGGTTCAGCCGCTGTTGGCGAAACCCATTCACCGGTATTTTCGTCATAGTGGCCTTTATCATCTGGATTTGCGGGCAAAATAATTTGAATGGGTAAGCTATACTCTTCGATAAGATCAGAGAAATCAAACATACTGGCCATCATCTCTCACCAACTTCCATGTGACGTGCATTCGCAATCCACCAGTGTCAATCAGTGGATTATCAGACCCTTTATTTTCAATCGTTAGTGGAGCATTAGGAGGCGTTCGAATATCCCTAATCTTATCTTGGATATCTCCTACTATCTTAGCCCCCAATCGCTTAAAAACGGTCTGTGCGTCTATTTCTAACTCACAAAGTTTTTCAATTTGCCTTTCTAAATAGTCCATCCATTCATCGTTCTTTTCATCGAACGTTGAACGGATAAAAGAACGTTCTGGGATATTGACACTTTCTTTCAGGATGAACATGACTTTAATTCCGTTCTCTGCTGTTTTGTCAGCAACCGCAAGAACATTCTTCCCTTTAGGTTGGAATAGACCGGGAATATCAGAAGGTTTTCTGTCTCCTGCTTCTTTGGTTGGAATGGCAAGGTATTTATTCTTCGCTTTAATTTGTATCCCAAACTCGTGTACATTCGCGATCATTGCGTAAAAAGAATCATCCGAACCAAAAATGCCAATCTCGATGGAATAACGATCGAGTTCGGCTAATTCATGATATAGACGTTGCAATCCTTCATCATCTGTATGCACATTGACCATTTAAATCACCGTGAGATTAATCCTGGATTTTGCTGTAAGTCTGTTTTTCAACCGCTCATATTCTTGGCCATATGGAGTGACGTTCAATCCAGTGTTGTTGTCGATAGATTGTGTGGTAAAGGTTTTCCTCATCGGTCCCACTGATTCAGATTGCGTTTGCCGGATATTGAGTGACCCAAGATGAGCAGCCAAATACCGGGTCAACCGTTCTTCGTATTCTTCTTGTATACCTAATGACTTAACTTCTTGATAAGCGTCATCAATGATAATTTGCAGCTGATCATCAGTAAGTGATGATAAGTGCTTGGCAATGGCTCGCACACGTTCTGGTGTTGTAGATGCCATATTATTCCTCCTATTCTTCAGGTTTTACAATTTTATCTTCCGGAGGGTTCTTGATTGATTCAATTTGTTTATCGATAGCTTCGATAACTGTTTTGCGATTTCCCTTGGCAGCTTCTTCTTCACGGAATTGTTGCAAAGTGGCAAGCTCAAAGGTGTCATTGACTAGTTCGATCGCTTTTTTTGCATCTAAAGACGCTAAAGAAGCGAAATCATCATCTTGTGCAATGACAATTTCGCCTTTATCGATTAAATATTTATTCAATGGATGTTCCAGTGCTTTTTTAAACTTTTGCCCTTCCGATAAAGAAAGATTATTAACTCCCGGAATTAATCGAACACCAATATGACGAACGAAATTACCTAAATTTTGCACTAGCATTAAATACCATCTCCTCTCGCAATGGCCATAGGATAACGAACGATTATTCCTCCGCAGCGTTCTTCTACCGGAACAGTCCATTTCGGATATTTCCATTCTTCATCAAGACGAGTAAGGTCCATCGGAACAACAAGTTGAACCACTTCTGGAGAAGCATCCATTACTAGGAATGAATCTGTTCCAGCTGTACCAACACCTTTAAGATCAGGAACACGATGGATTTGTGAGAACCATTGATATCCTTGAATGACTTGCAAAATAGATCGTGCGTCAAAATCGCTGAAACGTCGATTCAACTCTTCGTATTGTTCTGCAGGTACGCATAAAACAAGATTTGACGAATTTGAGTGTCCGGGCAAAACCGTTACCTTTTTTCGTAGTTTTCGAATGTCTTCGACGATTTCAGCACCTGTTTTTTCAGCCCATTCCGTATGTCCACTTTCTCCTTGGTCAACATTTTCGATTTGGATACCAGGAGTGTTCACGGCACCTAAAATGTTGTAATCAGGGTCTCCAATCCAAGCAAGCTTATTTTCCTTTTCAGCTACAGCTCTACGAGCAACCGCAGCTTTTGTAGCATCAACAGTAGTTCCTGTCATCTGTGCTGCCCGCAACTCTTGAACTGTATAGGTGAATCCTGTGGCAATTGTATAGATTCTAGCAAACTCACGACGAATATCAGCGTCTACAAGTGGCAAATCATCTGCTGCATTTCCCATGATTTTTGCTACGCCAGAACGAGTCAGAACGTTATAAGCATAAGTTTCTGCTCCTGGATGAATATCTGATTTAATATCAAAGCATTGCCGCGCAGTTAATTCCTCATATTTCGGTTCATATAGTGTGTTATCGATCGCTTCAAGATCGAGTGCTCGAAACATTACTTTATCCATCTAAAATTCCCCCTTATGGTAAGTTAATCTCTAATTGTGCTAATCCGTTGGCTGCAGCTGAAGTTTTAAATACTCCAACCACCCCTGATTTCTCTGTAACGGTTGTATCCGCTGGCCGGAAATTACCTGTAGCATTATCAATAACCGCTTCATCACCCTTCACTACATCTTCCAAGACTTCTACAAAGATGATGCCGCGTCGTAAATATGAAACAGCGTCACCAGCTGAATATTTGCCATTTACAGAATCAGAGACGTTCGCTAATCGAGTTTCTGCAAAATGGTTCGCAATGGCCACCCCTTGAAATTTTCCTGTTCCATCGTATGTTTCCACCTTGTTTGGATTAGTTGCGTTTAATTGGACTGCTACACCCCAATCAATGTCTTCAGCAGCCGCCCCGGTATCTGCCCGGTGGCCATGGTAAGAAGCTACTTTCCCTTTTCCTAATTCTTGTGGCATGTACTGTTCATAACTAGTAATAGGCATGTTTCAAAACCTCCTCATTTTGATTTGTTCATGTTTTTAATGTTCATGCGTTGTTTTTTCTTTTCTTCAACAGCTGATGGTTGGTTGGCTACTCCAATATTTTTAAGCTGGTTTGCTCCATCAGAAGAAAATCCTCTTTCGCTTACAACACCGACTGTCGCATCATAAAAAGCATTCACATATTCATCTGATTTCCCGTCGCCTTTGAAGTCAGGTTTCACCTTTTGGATAACAGCTTCTTTAATTTCGCGATCGGTTTTTCCTGTAAAATCAAAAGAATCACCAAGCAATGTTTTCGCGCTGGTGATTAATTCAATACGTTCATTCACTTTTTTGTCTAATTCATCTGCAGAAAGGGTATTTTTCTTGGCTTCCTCCAATTCTTGTTCTTTCGCTTTAAGTTGAGCTTCTAATGCGTCATATCGGCCTTGCAATGCGTCATAATCCTTTAATTTTGTTTCAGCAGCGTCTAATTTTGCTGCTTGAGCTTCAATAAATGACTTAACCGCTGAATCCACTTCATATTCCTTGCCATCAATCTTGTACTTTGCCATATTACTTTTTCCTCCTTTATCATCTGAATCAATCATAAAAGCAGCTGAATCACCACGAATGGCAACTTCAGGACCAGCACGCCCTTGATCAACAATAGCAATATGATTGATTTCAATGTTTCGTTGAACATATTCATATTGCTGCCCTTGATAAGTGCCTGATTCTGCAACGATGTCAGCCATAAAACCAATGCTAATCTCTCGTTTCCCGTCACGAATCTTTTGAATAAGCCCGGCATCTGTGACAGTAAAAGAGACGACTAGCTTTAAATCTTGTACTCTCGCATCCGTATGTGTAATCCCTTTTGCATATTGGCTGAAATTTTGCAATGTGACAGGTTCGTTAGGATGGTCATCAGTAACCGGCTTTGCTTGTGCCGATTGAATCGTTTTGTCAGAAAAGATTTCTTCTGGCAACTTTGCTTCCATCTGAACCGTTCCATCACTTCTCATATAGGGAAAGACACCGGGACGAGTGATAGGTGCTGTGACGGTTAGGTATCCCTCTTGTGTCTCGTCAAAATCCTGTATGAATGTTTTATCGTACCTTTGGAGCCTTTGGAGCTTCACACGTTATCACCTCCTCTCGTGCTATCCATAATGGAAGTGCTAATCATCAAACACCGGAATAGCCACACATCTGCATCTAAACGGAGTGCCAGGAAGCCCTTCTGCAGGTGGATCACTGTAAGGAAATACTTTTCCGTCTAATGCTCTATGAGACTTCCTTACTCGTTCATCATGAGATGTGGACCATTTGAACTTTTCTACTCCCATTTCTTGATGACGTTTGGCGGTCATTTGACCGAAAATGGACCCAGTCTGATCAACCGCTATAAATTTGGCACGATTTTGCGTCATCCCAATACGTTCTACAAGCTGGTTCCGAATAGCTTTAATGCTTTGACCATTTTTCACACCTTGATAGATGATAGCTTCGATTTTAGGGAAAAACTCATCTCGAATTGAGCTGATATAGCTCACATTTTCCGTTATTGATGCTCTCATGTATTCATCAATCCATGGTTCATATTGAGTCGGATCAATTCCTTTGATCTTACCTTGATTTCGAGCGATGTTTTCGCTGTATTGGTTCAACGAATTCAAGAAACGAGTAGCAATCTCTTGTACTTTACTAGATGAAAAGATTCCAAGAGACAACGCTTTGATCAAATCGATAGCCTGCTGAATAACATCAAGTGGACCATCTGTTTTATAAAAGGCACTGTCATTCCGCTGATACAATTTGATCTGCTCTTTAATCTGTTTGTCGAACACACGCAACGTAAGCTTTCCTAGCTCGTCTACAAGGCGTTTTATTTCTCGGTAATAGGAAACAGCCACCGCATCCGGAAAACGCGTAGGAGGGGCCATTCTAGCCATTTTTGCCACGTTCCTTCCATGCTTCATAAACCTCTTTAGCCATTCTCTCTAAATCTGCTTCATCGCCGCTAAATTTAAGTTCATTTGTTAGACCGAACTGACCGAAACGAGCTTCCCTTACTTCGTCAACAGTTAGAATTCCGTTGGTTACATAAATTTGATCTGTTTCTGCCACTAGCTTTCTAATCTCTGCATCCGTTTTGGAATCGACATGCCACAACGGATTGAATTTTATCTCCCACTCAAGAGAATCAGGATCAATGACACCACCTAATTCATCAGATGACCATAAAAGTAACCGAATAAGTCGTTCAAGATTGGGTTTTAATTCATTTTCTTGCATGGCAACAATACGAGAATAATAGTTCATCACATCGTACTGAGCACCAGTGATGGTCCCTGCTTCTTGCCCTTTTATGACTGTTTTCGGCATTCGGACGGCGCCGGAAAGGTAATCCCAAACATAATCAAGTAGATCTTTAATTCCTGTTGTGTTGGTTGTTTCTTTGGTCAGTTCCTCTTCTTTGCCAATTACAGCAAGAGCTTCGGTGCGAAACATGTAATCCATAATCATTCCCAATTCGTATTTTTCTTGAGTATCCATATCATCAATTGAATCCGATTTATATACTTTGAACGCATAATCATATAAGATTTGACCCACTGACCATAATGAAGTATCTAAAACGGTGATGATGTCATAAAGTGATTCAAGCAACGGCTGACCGCGGTATTCATCTTCCAATCTCCGTGTCTGATCATGGATAAGACGTGAAGCATGGACATTATCTTGAGATATTCCCGCAATTTGTTGACCAAGACTGGATCTCCTATTCACCTGGAAAAACTCAACTTCTCCATAGTTTGGACTAAACATATCCTCATTCAAGATAAAATGATTTACCTTTTTCCCACTAAAAGCATGGATATAATCGACGCGTTTTAACTTCTGTACATCTAATGGATCTGACAATTTAAAAGGTGACGATTGGGTAACACCCAATGAAATAAATCCATCACCATAAAGCCTTTCATACGATCTGGCTTTTTTAAATTTTTCTTTTGCCTTTAAATCACTGAGTTTGCTCATGATATCATTCTTTAGTTTTTCATCTTCCATTCGCAAAGTGAACCAGTTTCGCGTCATATCCTCCGCAGGAATGTCGATGATATTTTGGACGATGGCATTTGTTGCATAAAGGTCTGTGAGTTCTTGATTCGTAAGTCTTCTTCTTACTCCAGGTTGTTGTCTTACCAAAGCATCTTTTCCATATCCTTTTCCATGCCCCTGCATAAAATCCGCTCGTAGTACTTTTGCTTTTTCCACGCTTTTCATTTCATCACCACCTATCTGCGTC